GATACGTCTGGTACAGCATCCAGAACGCTGGCCAAACGCCATATCCAGCAGGCATCTTGATCATGCCTTCCACATAGCCGTATAAGAAGCCTAGCGTGTTGTAGGAGGCAATCATGCCACTGGTGTATTTGCCACCACTCACACCTGCATTGCCGCCGCCTGTGTTGCGCCCTTCGAGGATCAACTCACCATTAGAGATGTACACATTAGCAGGCAAGTACGTTTCGATCTCCTGATTAAACGTGGCGGTATTGCCGAATGGGTACTGCTTAGACCACGTGAGCATATCGACTGGCCTTGCATCATAGCTCAGTTTCCAATCCGGTGGTAAATTGTGGTTATACGGTTGTACTTGCATGCCTTGTTGCCTTTTATTTCAGTTCAGCCGCGATAACGGTGAGCAATCCAGGGAAAGAACGCGGGTCAAGGATGACATGAACTTCCAGGGTTTGACCTTCTATCACGAGATGGTCACGGTGCCTCACATCAGTCCCTATGGCGAAATGCACAGCCCAGGATGCAAGGTCCGCTATGGCAAATGCATAGTTCTGTAACATTCCACCAGAAGGTTGTGTCATACCTGCCTTGACCGTAGCAATGGTGGTGTAGGTCTCAGTCTGCGAACCATAACCATCATTGCTCGTGGTCGCACGCTGAATATCGCAATCCTTGTCACACGCTGCACTCGCCACATCTGATTGTATTTGTTGTAATTCTGTTGTTGATATTGGATACATACCCATCTATCACCACCTCACTTGACCAGATCACCAGAGTCCAGCAACCGCATACGCTGTGTATCCAGTTGTGGCATGAGGTCTGAACGCACCATCTTTGCCACCTTTGGCCTTGCTCGCTTGCGATACTGCTGTGCTAGCATGAGCTTGGCTTGTGGCATCTGTGAACGCTTAAGCGACTGCCCATCTACAGAGATGTCATATGCGCCTGTCATGGTTGCAGCCCACAATTCGAGTAAATCAGCACTTGAAGCGTAGCAGTCGTAGACCTTGCCCGTAGCAAAGCAAGGAGGCAACTGTCCTGGTACAGTGCCACTGGTAAACACATTGGTCTCAAACTGAAAATGCGCCTGATCAATGAGCAATTCCATCGCAACAGGAGTCACAACTACCCACGCAGCACCATTCGAGTAAGCTTGTAGCACTACATCGCTTTCCCAGAAACCATAATTGCTATAAAAGTCTGCAAAGATGGTTGATGCCTGATTGTTTGTATTTGCGTTATTCACAATGCTTGGTGCAATAATTAACGGTTCATAGCGTAAATCCAGTCTTTCCGCATCCAAGTAGGCTTGAATAGTGTCATCGCTGAATTGCTGGCTTTGACCCGATGGATCACCAATCATTAGTCGAACTTTAGCGATAAGGTCGCTCATTGTTGATCGTGGCATAGTGCTTACTTGCCTTTACTCAGCTTTGCGCCGTGCACTTGTATGCCTAATCTCTTCAGATTTGGCCTCGGATTGTGCTACCAGAAGCTGTCTCACAAGTAATTCAAGCTCTTCAATGCGCTTGGCTTGCTTGTCTTCCTTCTCTGCACGCTTCTTCTCCTCGGCCTCTTCCTTCTCTTTGCGCTCCTGCTCGGCTTTGGCCTGCTCGGCTGCTTTCTTCGCTGCCAGCTGCGCCATTAATTCCGGTCGAGGGTCTATTACTGGACGCCATCCGTCAAGCGTCAGGCGGGTAATGTGTGCCTGATGTGCCACGTAGGTTGGTGGGACTTCAGCACTATGAGGCTGAAGCCACACGCCACCTTGGGCCATCGGTTGTAGTTCTTTGGGAAACTCAATAGCCATTGTTTAACTTCTTCCTACGGACTACCAGCGTGTTGGCATGATGAGCGCGGTAATGGTTCCTGTAATGCCACTCGCCATGTCGATATTTAAGGACCCATCACTCTGGGCAAAACGCGCCGTCTCGAATGGGCCAATGTACTGAGTGCCAGAAGCACCAACAGTCACCGCAAGATCACCTTGACCAGCACGGAACGCAGGTCCTGGCGTGACACCACCACCAACACCAGCGCGAACCGTCACAACTTTGGATGATGCAGCCGTGTTATTCACGATGAGCACAAGACTGTTAAGGTTGGGTGCAGCAGGCATGCTAGTGGTTGGAATAGCCACGTTCATCCCGTTGGTCGGATCAACGTTCGTGCCAGCCGGTGCAGCCAAGTTGCCATTTGGCACCAGGGTTGATAATGGAAGGTTAGTACGAGCCATGTTATAAGTTCCTCCTCAGACTATGGGTGCACCAGATAGGCAGCAGCGATGGCAGACGGACGTGTGGTCTTTGCACCGTACAAGGCCAAGCCCTTCACCGCGTCAGCAAAGCGATATGGCGGCCTGTATGCCTCGGTCTTATTGATGCCCTCAGCCTTTGTCAGACCCATGCTATGACCTGCCAGAACCACATCAGTGCTACCAGTCTGACCAGCGGTACCGCTCAAGTGAGGAGCATTCAACGACTCGTACACATCCATGCCGTTGATTTTGCCAAGGTAGGCATCAGAAGCATTGCCAGCAGCAGCGTCCAGTTTGCCTGTCGTGATCGTGAGGCGTGCATCAGCAGTGTTAAAGCTGGTGAAACGCACGTCCTGAGTGAGCAAAGTTGTCACCCAAGCAGGCACCACAGCCCAACGGCCTGACTTCGGCACACCTTGCTGAGTTAAGTACTGGTTGAGGATAACGAGGTAGTCGTACACCGTCTGACCACCACCAATGTTAGAAGTGGTTGCGAGAGCAGGCGTGACAGGTGAGCCAGAACTACCGACCAGATTGGCGGTCACTGCATCGGTGTAGAAACCAGCATAGTAGCTATCCATCGTCAAGGCCAGTTTATACGCAGCGTAGGACATAGCCTCGGTCATCACTTCTGGGTGCGCTTGTGCAGCATCTACATCATCTACTTCAAAGTTATAATAATTTGCCTGCGAGATGGTGAGCATGGTTTGCGCATCGGTTAGCGCCTGTGGAGGATTGATGTCGGTGTCTTTGGTGTAGTTGCTGATGGTGATATCACCGATGGCGTTGATACGCACGGTGTCGCCCATCTGCTGGATCTGACCCTCATAGTCGCTGTTAAAAAGCGCTCCATAGACGAGGTTCTTGCGAAGTGCGACAAGAATGGTGTCAGACCATAATTGAGGAATAAATGAGTTAAGAGACATTTAGTGTATGTGCTCCTATCATCCCGATCTCAACATCTCTCGAAAGGTGCTAGGACCGAGATACAAAAGTACAATAAGAATGGTGTCTATTTCTTACGCAGATTCAGCATCGCATCATTGAGCTTGGCTTTCACTGCTGGTGGCAACGCGTTGTACTCATCTGCTTTCAACGTACCTGCTTTGAGTCTCGTGATGTACTCCGATGTATCATCAGACACGCGCGCCGATCTGCTTGGATTGGTTGCGCTGACTGCTGGTGCTTGTCTGCTCTGTGGCTTTGCTAGATACGGCTTCGCTTTGAGTAAGTCCGCTACTAGCTCGGCTACGTTGGATGGTGCACCGTTGTCGTCATACTCAATCTCAGACCAGTCGAGAAACTTGATGGCATCATTGGGATCAGAGAAGCCGGATTGTGCTGCCTGCAACTTCACCTCTGTGTTGATCTTGTACTCTTGAGCCTGCCGGATGGCATCATCATGGGATTTTTGCAGGTCTGCGAGACGTTTCTGGAGCTTTTCTTGCTCGGACAGTTTCTCTGCTTCGATCTGCTCTTTGAATGCTGCCAGTTCCTTCGCGTCTTTACGATGCTTTGCCGCTTCAGCGTTGGCTTTTTTGAGTGCAGTACGAGCCTTCTCAAGCTCTTTCGCCAAATCCTCAGCAGATAGTTGAGATTCTGGCTGCTGTTGCTCTGTACCAGTAGTAGGTTGCTCTGTCTCTGGCGTCTCACCAGTCTCAGGCGTTGTGGTGTCCATCTCGGACGTTTGCGGGGTTGTTTCACTCTGCATCTCGCTTTGTGAAACAGTAGTTGTTGTATCCATTATAGCTGAACCTTTACGATTATGTCAACAGTTTGACACGTTGTTCTAACAAATGTAGTGAGAACCATTCTCACATGCCTGCAATCTTCTTGAGTGAGTCAGGTGGCGGCATTTGCGCCTCTTGATACAGCCCGATCAGCTTGCGGGCTGCTGCCTTTCGATCCTTTGGCGCAACTCCCTTCAATCCGCCCATGCCGCCATTGAGGACAGCGGCAGCAGAGGATAGGGCATTGGTGTTGATATCTCCATTGGGTTCACGCACAGGAAGCTTACAGTTTGATTTTACAGGATCTTGACCGTCTGGATTCAAATCCAGCAAGCACGCATCACAGAAGCTCTTAGCATCTGGCCAGCGTGAGGCATCACCATTCCACGCTTTGTCAGTGGTTGCCATGTCTTTATCCTTTCTCCGGAAGATTCGCAAAGTCTTCTTCCAGTTTTACTTTTGCCTCATATGCTTGGATGAACTGTTGCAGTCGGTCACTGGGCATCTCGCCAATTTCATCAAGCGTGAAAAGGTAAACAGCACTTCCAACCATCACCCGTAAACCAGGGCTCGTGAGAACAATCCCGTTGGGTTGTTTGTTTAGGTTCTCGCGTGTGACCTTCTGGTATGAGAAGCCAGCCTCTTGAATTGCTTTGATAAACTCAGATGCTAACATTATTGATCCACCTGCTTATCCACTGGTTTCTCTTCACGCTTTGCAGAGGTGCTATCGTGCAACACCACGCTTTTTTGCTGGACATACGCGTCACGATTGGCAGCCGTGCCCAGAACCTGTTTATTTTTCTTGTACCGCATATCGCGGCGTGGACCAGGGTTGGACTTGACCATGTTGCACCTCGCTATTG